TATTTAATCCAGCAGAAACCATTTGATTACCAGAATCTAAATTTATATTATCAAATACAAAATCTTCTACTAAACAAGGTAGTGACTCTAATTTACCAGCGTATCTAAAGAAACCATTCTCTGACATCCAGTATGCAGCACCATCAACTTCTACACATGCATTTTGTCCAACCAATCCACAGTTAGTTCCTGTTTGAGCGAACGCAAAAGTAAAGGGTTGACCAACAAAACGTTGTGTAAATAAAGCTGTATCTGTCCAAACATAAATTGCATCTCTACCTCTAATGGCTCCTCTAATTTGTGATCCATCAGCAAGTCTTTGTGTACCAGCTGTATTGGTTGCTGTTGGTGTATATGTGTTTATATCTTCTTGATCAGAAAATCTTATAAACATATCATCTTGTGTTGTTGGATCACCAATGGTTGTTTCTGTTCCATAAAATACTAAGTGTCTATCGGGAGTAGAAACTACTACGTGACGAGATGCTGTTGGTGCACCAGTAATAATTGTAGCTCTTGTTTCTGTTGCGTTTGACAAAGCAGAGTTCCAAGAAAACACTGCACTATCATGAATTAAACAAATAGCTCTATCACCAAAATTATCTAACGACCACATACCAGGATCTAAAACTAAGTCACCAGACGCCGCCTCACCCCACGCAACAAAGTCTGTAGAAAAAGTTACTGTGGCACCGTCACTGTGTGACGCTGCAGTTGTTCCATCAACACCTCTAGTTACACCTGTTAAAGTATTACCACTAATACCTGTATAAGAAATCTCTTCACTACCTATGATAATAAAGTTAGTGCCAGAACTAGAAAACTGAGATGCGTCTGTTAATACAATAGTTGTTGTAGAGTCATTAATAGCACCATTTAAAGTGGTTGTCAGAGCAGAAGTATCTTCTCCACCCCAAGATCCTAAACCCCAACCAAAACCTTTTGCTTGTACTGCTGGACCCACAGGGTAGTAATGTTGAACTCTAATACCACCAGAAGTTGTGGCTCCTGACCCAGATTCATTAGATGCAAGTGTGATGGTGATTGTTGTTGATGTTGGTACACTAGTTACCATAAATTTTTTATCATCAAAATCACTTGAAGAAAAATTAGAATTAGTTGCTGAGCTAAAATTATCTAATAGAACTATATCTTGTGGATTTATACCATGAGATGTGCTGAAAGTTACTGTAACAATTGGTGATCCGTTGGTCGTGGTAAAAGCACTAGTAAGCGTCGTTGTAGATTTAATGGGGTGTATGTCATAAAATACACCTCCAGAAAAAGCATATAAAATTCTGTTTGTTCCAATAATGGAGTATTTTCTTGATAAGCTATTTATAAAATGGTGCATACCTCGACCAGCACCTGTTAGTTCATTTGCCCCAGTACCACCTAATTGATTCCACCCACCTATTTTTTCTGGTGAACCATACCTAAATCTGACATTATCACAGTCAACCCACTGACCCTCTGCTCCTGTGGCTGAAAGTTGTTTATTTATACCTGGCTGAAATCCTATTTTTTGTAACATAATGTACCTTTTTAAGTAAACAGCTGGATATTATATTTAAAATTACGATAAATCAACATGGTTATTTTCCGTAAACACAGTCCCCTACAACCAAAAAATCAAGATCACAGTGTTTTAAAAGAACAAAAGCATCTTCAGGTTTGCCTGCTATAGGTCTACCATTATTATTTAAGGACGTGTTTAAAAGCATAGGTAATCCTGTTAATTTTTCAAACTCATCTAATAATCTATAAAAATATTCATGGTTTGGTTTTACAGTTTGTATTCTACTTGTTTTATCCACATGTGCTATTGAATCAAAAACTTTGTTTTTAAATTTAACACTGTATAACATAAACTCACTTTCACCTTCCCAATCAAAATAATTTTTTGTTTTGTCTAACTTTATAGAGGCAGCAAAAGGTCTATAGTCCTCTCTGTGTTTTACTTTTTTATTTAATATAGATTTACCATCTTTAATTTCAGGACTCATTAATATAGATCTATTACCTAAAGCTCTTGGTCCAATTTCACCATGCCCTTGATACCAACCAACAATTTTACCTTTTGCTAATTCCTTAGCTGTTTGTTTGATTAAAGTGTCTGAAGGTGTAGTATCTGGTTCTACATCTGTTTGCCAAAATGGAAAATTACTTTTGTCAAAAACAGGTTGTTCATATTGTCTTCTTAAAAATTCAACACAACCCAAACTTAATCCTTCATCTGCACAATGAGGTGGTATAACAATATTATTAGATGATTTTTTTATATTTGTATTTATACAAATATTTTGTGCCACTCCTCCAGAATATGTAAAAGTGTGTTTATCAATATATTTTGTAAAAAAATCTGGAATTATTTCTTCCATTCTTTTATGCACTGTTGTTACAAAATCTAATACTTTGTGTCCAACAACAATATCACTGCCTATGGTTTTACGAAAAAATTTAAAATCATATATATTTTTAGACTCTTCAAAATTAAATTGTTTTATGTAATTGTAAAACTCTTTGTTAACGTGACCAAAAGATTGAAGTGCCATAACCTTACCAGCTATATCCATATCTAATCCTTGCACATTTAATAGTTGTTTACTTTCGTAAGATAAAAATTTACCTAAAGAGTATATGTCGTTTAGTGTATAGTGTTTAAGTAATTTATTATTTTTAAATACGCTGCAAGATTTTTCAAAATCTCCATAACCATCTATAACAAAATCAACGTCAGAGTTTGAGGTTAACATCCATGAGCTCAGACTATGTGCATAGTGGTGATCTATTTTATAGATAGGACATTTTAATTCAGTAAAAATTGGATAGGGTATGTTTATTAATTGATAAAGATCATCTGTTTTACAATCACTTAACCATGGAAATTGATATGAATCTAAAACAAATGCAATAGCATCAATGTCTTTTAGATTATATTTTAAATAAAACGAGGATTCTAACCAAGAAAAAATATCATCATAAGCAAAATGCTTTATTTGATTTACTCTTTCTGGTTTAAAATATTTTACATTAACACCATCAGTGTATGTAATATTAGAGTCATGCTCTCCGACTCTAACTCCTAAAAATTTCATATACCTATATTTCCACTTATGGTTATAGAGTTTTTAGCTTTTTTAACCATGTGCTCTAAATAACTAGGAAATAAAATCATTTGATTTTGTTTTACTTGAGGAAAAAAAATACAGTCAATATACGGATCTACTTTAGTTGCATAAATCATATCATGACTTGGATGAAAGAATACTGTTTGTGGTTTTTCAAGTTTTTCATATATAGTGAACGAAAAAGAAGAGTTTGGATGTGTATGCCTTTCTTGAAAATCATTATCATAAATATTTCTCCAAACATTTATAATTTTGCAATCATATATTTTAAAATCTTGTAAACAGTTAATTATCTGTTCTTTTAAATATTTTGCACCCTTTTGTGTCATTTTATTGTTATTACTTAAATAAGAAGATAAAGTGCCACTTAACCACGCTTTTTTATATTCTTCGGTGGTAAGCTCAAGTTTTGAACTATCTATGTCTTCAACCCATATGGGTGTTGGAAATATGTTATATTTCATTCATCACTTTCTCTTACAGAAGTTATTTTTTTAATATCTTCAGGAAAATTTTCTTGAAAATTAACTATGATTGACATTAAATTATTAACTATATGTTTTAAAGATTCTGCGGGAAGGTCAAAACATTTTTTTTCATTTATAATTTTTATCTCTAATTCAGAGAACTCAATCTTAGCTGATCCATCGTTTTTGTATTGTATTATTTTCATCTTTTTACATCTCCTTTATAATTTGCGTGCTCACCATGTTTATCAACGTAATGAAGAAAAGCTTGGATATGATAATCCCCATCAAAAGGCTCCCTCCAGTGTTCTACATTACAACCATTATAGATTAAAGCATCCCCTTTATTTAACATTACTTTTGTTTCATCCATAAAAATACCCCAATCATTTTTATCTGAATCAATAAAAACAGTCGCACTTATTTCACAAGAGGGTCTATCAGTATGTTTTTTAAGTTCAGCGCCGTAAGTATAACATCTCCAAAAAGTATAAGTTTCGTATAATTCAATATTAATTTCTTTTTCAATTAAAGATCTTTTTTTACTTGAAATAGTTTCTATTAAAGGATCTTTGTAAAAATAAGTATCAGCGTTATTATTTTGAACTAAATCAAAACTAGTTCGATTATTAAAATGTTGTAGTTTACAATATCTTTTTAATAGATCTATTTCTGTTTTATTTAAAAAATTAGGAATAATTTTATATCTTAATTTATCTACGCTAACCATGATACCACCGTATATCTTGTTCCTTTTGTTACTTTTTCAACTGAATGCGGGTATAAAAAATTTGAAGGCCATACTATAACTCTACCTGGCTCTGGATGCACTGTTTTAATTTTTTCTGTTCCTTTTTTTGGACCATGAAAAATTAACTCACCACCTTTATAATCATTATTTAAAAATAAAATCATGCTTAAAGTTCTAGGCGCTGCTGAATGATGGTCATGATGTATCGTATAAAAACCACCCTCTTCATATTTTAAAGCCTCAACTGTGATTACATCTGTGCAATTTATTTGTGATTTTAAATCAAGATTTTTTCTATATTCATGATATACATTTACTAAAGTGTAGTTTAAAAAATTTTTCCAATGCACATTACTATAACTGCTATCGTCAAATATCCATGAATCAGTGTTTCTAATTTCTTTATTAACAACGTTACCTTTCTCTTGATCAATAACAGATGTTGGATTAAATTTAACTTTATTGAGATATTTTATTAAAGACCCAATTTTTTCAGGCTCTATGGTATTATCAAATACTTTAATATAGTCTTTTAATTCCATTTTTTTTTAACCCAAAAAGCATCTTTATAATTATTTATAAACTGTCTACAAATTTTTAATGTTGAAAAAAAATAATTTTTTCTTCTTCCTTCTGAAAGTATCATTTTCCAATTATCTCTTTTAAAAGGGATAACTTGAGCATAAGGAGTTCCTCTTTTTATAACAGTTTCTAAGTTTGGGTACCTGTCTCCATTAATTATAATTGGAAAATTAACTGGCAAATCAAATGTATCCGTATCAACTATTCCAGGTATGATTTGAAATCTGTCATCATTATTATTTAAAACAGGAACAAATAAACATGAATATCCGGGTGGAGTTTTAATAATAAATGGATTTAAAATTTTAAAATAAGGTTGATCTTTATTTTTTTTATGAAAAGGACAATCTTTTCCTAATTGACCTGTTGGGTGTGATTGAGGGTCTCCTGCATTTACATTCATTCCTTTTATATCTAAAACACTACGCTCATATGACTGCCATCCAACAGCAAATTCTGAGTCTTTTTGATTATTTTCATTAGTAAAATTATATTTAAAATAAAAATCTTGACTTAATTTTAATATATACCCAGCTTTTAAAGTATCTAAAAAAGGCATACAACCCTTAATAGTTCTATATTCTCGTGTGTGATTTAATTTTTTAAACCAACTAGGTATATTTAATTTAGCTGGAATTGGAAAAACATCTTCAAATACATGTTTTGAATTTTCAGGATAAATAAATTCTATTATTTTTTCTTTCATAAATAATTTCTTTCTTCAACAATTTAAATAATAAATTAAAATACGTTAAAATTAAATAATTTATTGTTTTCTTTTAATTTAAATTCAACTCCTGAAGTAGGATAAGTTAAACTATCTACATCAATTGATATTAGATATTCTAAACTTTGTCTAGCTTTTTCTATTTGAGAGTGATTTGGTCTGCCTTCAATTTTTTGAGTCAATTCATGAATACGATAGTTTATTTCTTTTTCAAAATCTTCTCTACTTATAGATGTGGCTTCTTGTGTTGGACGCACTCTTATAGTAGGTGTATTATTAGAAAAATTTTCATGATCAAATTCTTTAGTGCCTTCAACCACCGCATCATAATCTTCATCTGATACGTCAAATATTTTATATAAATTATCTTGACCCCTAGTTAAATATTCTAAATCTACATCTGTTTTAGCAAAACCAACAAGATCACCTACTTGTAAATTTTCTACATTTCTAAAAACTATTTTAGCCACGATATTAACCTATATCCTCATAAATTTTTATTCCACCAGCTACGCCTACGTTTCCAGTTGTTGTAGTTTGTAGAGTTCCTCCCATACCACATTGATATGTTCCTGCATCACTCTTGTTAGCATTAGTACCCTGAGAACGACCTACATCAACCTCAGAATTAATAATTGACTCAGCGTTATAACTGTTAATAGTTTGTATTTGCGCATCAGTTGTAGTGGCTGGATTACCACCTGTATTTCCTGGACTAGTTAAATCAATGGCATTTGATGAACCTGTTACACTACCCATTGATCCTCCTGCCCCAGGAGCTCCACCTCGGGCTCCACCGCCTCCACCATTTGCAACAAAATTTGTATTAAAAGTAGATGCAGTTCCTGCGTTTCCAGAGGAATTAACAGGTCCAGTATTACCCGCTGCTCCTAAAGCATAGGGTACTGAAAAAGGTTGTGATATTGGGGTTGCTAAAACACCAAATCCACCAAGTCCACCTCCACCGCTATTTCCTGGAGATCCAGCTGTTAGATTTCCTGACGCTCCGCCACCACCTCTCATATAAACTAAAATTTTTGAAGTGTTGTTTGTTGCAGTAAAAGTTCCGTTAGCACCACTGCTTGGAGCTGCATCAACTTTTGTTAAAACCATGTTAGCTGCGCCAGCACCAGATGAAGCAGCGACTACTCTTCCAGATGAATCAACAGTTACTGTTGCTGATGTAAAAGTTCCTTTTGCTGGTTTTATAATTCTTGGCATTTGTTATCTTTCCTCCTTAAAATTAATCTACTAATTCA